AGCAGCAACACCACCTGTTAGTGTACCAGCATTTAGGCTTGCAGTACCATCAGTTAATGTACCACCTGTTACAGTGCCACTTGCATCTACAGTAGTTGCATCAACTAGTGTTGTGTTAACATTACCTGAGTCAACATTGCCACTGAATGTAGCAGCAACACCACCTGTTAGTGTACCAGCAGTAATACTTGCAGTGCCATCAGTTAATGTACCACCTGTTACAGTGCCACTTGCATCTACAGTAGTTGCGTCGACCAATGTTGTATTAACATTACCACTGTCAACATTGCCACTGAATGTAGCAGCAACACCACCTGTTAGCGTACCAGCATTAATACTTGCAGTGCCATCAGTTAGTGTAGCACCTTCGACAGTACCTGACGCTGTTACAGAGACAGTTGTTACATCTGCTTGTGATACAATATTACCACCAGTTACATTACCGACTGCTGTTAGTGCCTGTGCTTCAAGTGCACCACCTGTAATCAAGTTACCAGCAGTTACATTACCACTAAACGTAGCAGCAACACCACCTGTGATACTACCAGAATTGATACTCATTGTACCATCAGTTACAGTACCACCTGTTACAGTGCCACTTGCATCTACAGTAGTTGCATCAACTAGTGTTGTGTTAACATTACCTGAGTTAACATTGCCACTGAATGTAGCAGCAACACCACCTGTTAGCGTACCAGCTGTTGAACTCAATGTTCCGTCAGTTAGTGTACCACCTGTTACAGTGCCACTTGCATCTACTGTAGTTGCATTGACTCTAGTTGTGTTAACATTACCACTGTCAACATTACCACTAAACGTAGCAGCAACACCACCTGTGATACTACCTGCGTTAAGACTTGCAGTGCCATCAGTTAATGTGCCAGCTTGTACTTGACCACTGAATGTAGCAGCTACGCCGCCAGTTACAGTACCACCGGTTGAACTTAGTGTTCCATCAGTTAGTGTGCCACCTGTTACGGTGCCACTTGCATCTACGGTGGTTGCATTAACTCTAGTTGTGTTAACATTACCACTGTCAACATTACCACTGAACGTAGCAGCAACGCCACCTGTTAGCGTACCAGCATTAATACTTGCAGTGCCATCAGTTAGTGTAGCACCCTCAACGGTGCTTGTTGCAGTTAGACTTGTACCAGTAGCAGCACCGATATTTGGTGTTACAAACTGTGCGCTTGCTTTAACAACAACTGCATCAGCAGTGATTGTAGTTGTAGTTTCGTCAACATTTACAGATAGCTCATTACCTGATTTAGATAGACCGTCGCCTGCTACAATTGAACCAGCCCCGGAGAACTGACTCCAGTTAATAGCAGTTGTACCCATAGTAACCGGAGCGTTTGTTGTACAAACCCAACCACTATCAAGGTATACTGTGCCTTCTTCAACAAAAGTAAACGCACCCGGAATTTCACTAGTAGGTGAACCATCCATGTCTTCTGCACGAGTTAGAACGTAGGCAATGCCTGCGTCACCAAGTGTAGTTACAACATAGATACCATTGTTTGCGGCAGTAGATTCGTCTTTAACGAGTAGTCTATCGCCTTGTGACATTACAACATCATCTTGATCAGCTAGTGCACCGGTGGCATTACCTGTTAGTGTAGCACCTACACCATCTGTGCCGTTGTCGTATGTGTTAGCTGGTAGAGCAGTAGCAGTTGCGGCTCTAGTTGAACCTTTAACGTCAAGACCTTCTGCAACACTGTCAACATAGCCTTTATTGGCTGCGTCACTATCTTGTACTGGATCTGCAAGAGAAACAATTTTTGCACTACTCGCATCAATAACGCCTGTGCCACTTGGAAGAAGAACAATGTCTTCATTTGTGCCAGTTGCAGTAAGAGTTACCGAAGTACCTTTAACGTCAGTTGTGTTAACCACACTAGCATTTACGTTGCCAGTTGCGGTTACGTCTAGGCCCTGTACTGTACCAGTAAATGTAGCATTAGTTCCGCCTGTGATTGCACCTGAGTTGATACTCAATGTGCCATCAGTTAGTGTACCAGCTTGTACTTGACCACTAAACGTAGCAGCAACACCACCTGTGATACTACCTGCGTTAAGACTTGCGGTGCCATCAGTTAGTGTACCACCTGTTACAGTACCACTTGCTGTTAGTGTAGTTGCATCAACTAGTGTTGTGTTAACATTACCACTATCAACATTACCACTGAATGTAGCAGTTACGCCACCTGTGATACTACCACCAGTTAGTGTAGCAGTGCCATCAGTTAGTGTGTCGCCAGTTATAGTACCACTTGCATCCACAGTAGTTGCATTGACTCTAGTTGTGTTAACATTACCCGAATCAACATTACCACTGAATGTAGCAGCAACACCACCTGTTAGTGTGCCACTAGTAATACTTGCAGTACCGTCAGTTAGTGTATCACCTTCAATTGTGCCGCTTGCGGTTACAGAGACAGTTGTTACATCTGCTTGTGATACAATATTACCACCAGTTACGTTACCAACGGCTGTTAGTGCTTGTGCTTCAAGTGCGCCACCTGTAATCAAGTTACCGGCAGTTACGTTACCACTGAATGTAGCAGCAACACCACCTGTTAGTGTACCAGCAGTAATACTTGCTGTGCCATCAGTTAGTGTACCACCTGTTACGGTGCCACTTGCATCTACGGTAGTTGCATTGACTCTAGTTGTGTTAACATTACCACTGTCAACATTGCCACTAAAGTCAGCAGTTACACCGCCTGTGATACTGCCACTATTAAGACTTGCAGTACCATCAGTTAGTGTACCAGCTTGTACTTGACCACTGAATGTAGCAGCAACACCACCAGTTACAGTACCACCAGTTGAACTCAATGTACCATCAGTCAGTGTACCACCTGTTACAGTGCCACTGAATGTAGCAGCAACACCACCTGTAATACTCCCAGCATTTAGGCTTGCAGTACCGTCAGTTAGTGTATCACCTTCAATTGTGCCACTTGCAGTTACGCTAACAGTTGTTACGTCTGCTTGTGATACAATATTGCCACCTGTTACATTACCAACGGCAGTTAGTGCTTGTGCTTCAAGTGCACCGCCTGTAATCAAATTACCAGCAGTTACGTTACCACTGAATGTAGCAGCAACACCACCTGTTAGTGTACCAGCATTAATACTTGCAGTACCGTCTGTTAGTGTGTCACCTGTTACAGTGCCAGTTGCATCCACAGTAGTTGCATTGACTCTAGTTGTGTTAACATTACCCGAATCAACGTTACCACTAAAGTCAGCACTTAGACCACTAGAAATTGCACCCGAGTTGATACTCATTGTGCCGTCTGTTAGTGTTGGTGCTTGAATGGAAGTGCCAGCTTCGATTGTAGTACTAACATTTAGTGCTGTTGTTACGTTACCACTTGGTGCCATGTTGACCAATTTAAGGTCTGCAACTTGTGCATCAGCATAACTTGATAGCGCAACCACGTTGCCACTTGCATCTGATGATGTGAACCCTGCTGCAAATTCACCTTCATTTTCGTCCCAAATCCATGCGATATTAGTTGAATCCCCACGTTCGCCAACAAAGCCAATGTCAAAAACTGGCGAGCCAGTTTGATCTTTAGCTAGTAGAAGAATTGGATCTTCAATTAGTGTGTTTACAGTATCAAGTGTTGTACTTGTACCTTGTACTGTTAAATTTCCTGTTACGGTAAGGTTACTACCGTAGACCAGATTATCTGCCAGCTTACCTGCACTAATACTATTGTCAACTAGTTTAGAACTAGCATTAATCGTACCGTCGGTAATCTGATTATTCTTAATTCTGGTTATAGCCATATTTTTTTAATCTCCAAATATTAAACCGGTTTAATATAAGGGTATCTTCAGCTATGTTACTCACCCGCAGGCTTTTGCATCGCCAGTCACTCTTACTTTAGTTTCTGAGTATAAAATACCCGAGGGCTATGCCCCCGGGCATCTTATCATTTTTATTTATTAGATATTTAAAAAATAGTAAAACACGAACTCACCTATAACGGTGTTATACGGAGCTGATATTACCAGATAACAAAACTTTTTTCCAGTTATCTACGCTGTATACTGCCAAGCTTGGACTGCCGCCGTCACCGTCAGTGACATAAATTATCTGCCCGTTTGCAACATTGGCAATGTTCGCCGCTGTAGCTACTGTATAAGTTGGTAATTGTAAACTTTGTACAGTGCTTATATCAGCAACACCGTTTGTTAACACTTCGATTCGATTGGTGCCGCTAATATTTGTAATACTAGACACTGTGGTAACAGCACTAATGAATCTTACTTCAATCGTGTCCCCTGTAGCAGGAGCTTCTGTGAATGTTAATGTAGTTCCGCTAACACTGTATGCAACTGTGGGTTCTTGAATAGTACCATTGATACTAATAATAACACCAGCAGTGCTTGATGAGGCGTTCAGTGTAAATACAGTTGTACTACTATCGCCGTTTAGTATTTGGCTGGTAATTGTTCCAAATTCTGATGCGCCAACATTGTTCCAAACAGCGCCGTTATAAATTTCAACAAATCCAGTTGTTGTGTTAAATCTTAAATCGCCAGTATCTGGCGATCCTGGGCGCTGAGCTGTGTTGCCAACAGCAATGCCAAGTGCAGTTGTTGTATCAATTTGTACTGTGCCATTGCCAGTGACTTCAAGGATGATATCACTACCTGCATTTAATGTAGCAAGTGTGGTATCAGCAACTGTTAAGTTACCAATCGAGCTGCCTGAACCAACTCCAAACAGACCAACATATCTAGCACCAACAATATAGATTGATTTGCCTGTAACGCCTGTATCAATCTGACTTGGAATATTTTCGCCGTTAAAGTTGAGTACGCCTGCTTGATAATCAAAGAACCAACCGTCTTCGTTGCCACTACCGCTTTGGAATAATTGTGTTCCTGTGCTTTGAGGGTTTGCTGCGCCTGCTGTGTCAACATAAACTTTAACAAGATAGGTTGATCCAAATTCAGTTGGGATCCAATCTGTTAAACCAGTTTTCCATGTTTGATTGTCTGGTGCTGTTAAATCTTCGGTGGTTTCAACAGTTGACTGTCCGCCTGCTGCATCTTGATAGATTTCTACAACACTTGTGGATGAATTTGGTTTAACACTAGGAATAGTCCCAGACTGCTGCCAAACTTTATCACCACGCATTAATAGCGGCGATGGTATGCTTTCGTTGAACGCTTCTTTGTTTGAAGGGGGAGCAGTTTTAGCAACGCCAAACCCTAGTTTCTTCCAAAGAAAATCAACTTTAGTGCTGTCTGCGAGTGCCATTAGCTTGCTACTCCTACACTAATACTAGCAAGCGATTCTCCGCTTGCTAATGCAATACGAACTAATATGTTGTTACCAGTCGAATTTGAACTGTTTTCACTACCTAATGTCATAGTGTACGCAGCATTAATTGTACTACCTGTTGGTATTACATCAGCGCCAGTGAGTGCACAGCCCAATGATCCGTTGCCACCATTGCCGGTGTCGTCCCCGGGCACACCCGAACCTGCATATTGCACAGTACCATCAACCCAGCCGTTTGCAGTGCTTGCATCGTCGATAGTAGTACCAGGTGCAGCAATCCAAAGTCCAGTAATACCTGTTGAACTGTTTAAACTAATGTCAAAGTTGGCCATTGTTGCTCTACGGAATGCAAATGTAAAATATTGTGTGCCACTTCGTCCTGTGTTAAGGTCTGGACCAGATGGCAAATAGCCGCTACTAAAGTCTGTAGTAAAGTGATCTAACGTGCCCCAACGCACAACTGCTTCTTGTGTTCCAGCAATTGTCTCTGCGCCACTCCAGGCATTATCAGTATAATAGTTTACTAGACTGTTAAATGCAGGATTATCTGCTGCACTGCCGAATCCAGTAATTCTCAACCCATCGTCATTGAATGTACTACCCACTGCATCCGAAACCGGAATATCTTGTTCATCAAATCCTGATAAACTTGCACTATAGATTTGAATATATTTATTAGTTATGTTTACTACGCTACTAGATCCGTTAACATTAAACATCTGGCTATCAACATAACCAACTGCTCTTGCATTACTGCTTAAAAAGAGTGTAATATTACCCAATGGTTGAGGGCTTGCAACACCAACGTCTGCATTAACAATGCCAGCAGTAACAAAACTTGGAGTTCCGTTGATGTCACTGTAGGTTTTTGTTTGTGTGTTAATAAGACTGCCGCTTGTGGCCTCAGTTAATGCGCCTGTAGTAAATTGTATAGGCTGACTGGTATTTCTGTATGTCTGGCCTGTTAGGTTAGATACTTCTAATCCTTGAATTTGAATAGCAGGACTTCCTGTGTTGTAGTACGGCACACCCGAAATGTATCGGTAAGTGCCAGCAGTTTGTTCTACAATAACTGCATTGCCTTGTACCACTGTTGGTACATCAAACATGTCATCTTTAACAAAATCAACAAGATTGGTGTCGCCGGTTGTAGTGTGGCTTAATTTTGCATCATTATAACCTACACTAATGCCACTAAGAGCACGTTGCCAACGTGCATCAAATACTTTAGCAAATCCACTTGGGTAAGTGCTTGAACTAATTTCATCGTGTGCATCTCCGTCTGCAACAACAATCAAATCTGTATACGTCCCTGTTGCATCCCCGCTGCTAGTAAATGTAACATCACCTGCTGCTGATCCGTTAAACTGTGCTGATAGTTCTCCTGATATAGCAGTATTTGCATTTGTAACATTGTTTGTATTAATAGTTGTGTTAGTTGTATAGCGTGTAACACTTGATCCTGCTGCAACAATGTTACCTCCACTATTATCTGTAGCATTAGCTGCCAACAATGGAGACGTCCCTTGACTTGGATCTTGTAAACTCAGTGTCTTAGTACTTAATGCACCTGGTTGTGCAGGATTTGCATTAATTTGAATATAGTTACTCTTGACTTCGCTGTCAGATTGTGCTATAGTAGCAGGAGTTCCGTAAACATCTAGCTCAACTGTATAGTTGCCTGTGCTTGAATAGGTGTTGGTAATGTTACCATTACCAGGTGTACCAGCACCACTGGTAATGTTACCAGTTGTGTTGCCGTCGCCGAACGCCCAATCAAATATTGTTGCATTCTGACTGGTATTGTCGAATGTAAATAATGCTCTATCTGCACCGTCACGATAGTCTGTAAACACATAACCATCTTGTGCATTATCGCCTGTTCTGTCACTGAGTGTAACTGCAGACCCGGTGTAGATTGCTCTCACATCTGGTTCAATTGTAATTGTAGTAGTACCACTTACAAAAGGTGAATTGGTGCTGCCATTTCTTACTTGTAAGGTAACATCAAATGTTTGGCTCGTGCCGCTTGCTTGGTTACCCGAGCTAAGAGCAAACGTGTGATTAATAGTAGATCCTGGATTACCAGCAACTCCACTTTGTATATTAACATTAGCTACTTGCCCATCATCCCATGTCCAAAGATATTTTTGCTGACTACCAAACACCGCAGTAGACCCTGGATCAGTGGCAACAGTGTTTGTAAATGTTACCACACCACCGGAGGTTGCTTCTTCGTTGACTAATGTAGTTGCACTAGCAGTAAACTGACTAGTGTGATCACTGTACACACTTACTGTCCCTGGCGCACTGTATACTGTAACCGGGGTTGGTCCGGCAGTGCTTGACGTACCGGCTAGTACAATTGTGTACTGCTCATCGCCGCCCGAGTTGGTATAGGTATTTGTAAGTGTTGTCCAACCCAATGCTGGGTTTGTATTTGCAACACCATCTCCCCAATCAAGTTCGTAACTTGATGTTACATTTGTTGATGTGTTATTAATCTCAGCTAATGCACCACTGTCGATGCTGTTGTCTGTTATAGTAAATGCCGGTACAGGATTCGGAGTGTAAAGTGTAATATAGTTTGTTCTAGTTCTAGTGTCAACTGAACCTTTTGCGCCAAGAGAAACATTTCCTTGGTAAGTGCCATCAGAGTTAAATGCTGTCAGTGACACAGTAAATTGTCCGCCAGTATCATCGTTGTACGTATGACTAACATTAAGTCCACTGGTTGATGTATTACCGTCGCCAAAGTCCCAGAGATAGTTATCAGCAGTGCCCACTAAACTTCCACTAAATGTTACAGTTTGTGGACTTGGACCTGCAAGAGGTGTACCAGTAAATTCAACTTGGCCAACATATGTGCCATTGGCAATGTTTAGTGCAACTTGATTGAGATCATCAATACCATCGGTTACAAACGTGTTAGTCGTCCATTTATTGTATGCTACGTTGGTTGTTAGATCCCCGTCAGCTGGTGTGCCAAGACTAATAACATTACCTGTTAGTCCTCCAACGTTGCTAATTGGAATAAAACTTAGAACGCCGGAACCGTCGGTGCTCAACACTGTGCCGCTTGATCCGCCAGTGATTGTTATGTCTTCAACTGCACCTAAGTTAAGCTCTGACCCTGACAGGTCGAGGTTCCCGAGATCGGACGTGATACTATTACCGGTGATTACAACATTACCAATTGAGGCATCGTCGGGTGTTGTAATAGCATGAGTAGTCGATGTAGTGTTAACACCAATTCTGCTGTTAGCCACGTCGATGTACAACGCATCTGTGCTAATTGCTAAATTAGTGCTCCGTTGTAAATCGTTTGCTAATGCATTACCAGAAACCCGTGCAATTGCCATTTATAATGCTATCCTCTAAATCTTATTGTATTTATATTAGTTTTGATCTAGGTTCCAGGTACTGTTCCCAGCCCGTGAATTACATGAATTGGCTCAGCATCAAGCGGTGCTGCACTAAACGTAATGTCATTTCCTCCGCCAGTGATAGTATACACACCTACAGGTTGCTGATAAATGTTTGAAACAAAGGTAATAACTTGATCTTCGTCGCTCACTGATGTACTAAGCGTAAACGAAAGCGTGGACCCATCACCTGTAAATGCATCAACTACTAAATTTGCTTCTCCAGCAACGCCAACTGACTTGAATACAGTTCCATCAAAATATTCCATACCGCCAGTGCTAGTATTAAATCTAAAACTACCAAATGTCGGGGCAATGGGTCGATCAGCGGTTGCTCCGCCCGGAATAACCACACTCGACGTAGACGACGGTATTCTGTGATTTTTTAAAAATTGCCCCGAGCTTGGATTAGTAGCCATATTAGATACCAGTATACGAAATTACTGAATTCACTCCTGTTGCAACATTTGCAACAGCACTAATAAAATCATTGTTACCAAGCAATAGTTTTTCACCGCCTGCATATAATTGATATGTGTCAGTTGCCGTGATTTCTAATGATTTTGCAATACAATTAACATTTCCTACGCTATCTCCACTTGGGACAATATGTATATCTATACTAATAGTAGAACTAGTATAATTTGTAAACGCTGCATATGTAATTGCACTGTTATCCGAGCTTGTGTACACTGTGGTATCTGAGTTTACAACTTCGGTTGTTTGAATTGCCATTTTTTAATCCTTAAAATATAATGCCATAAACGATGGCCTTGCTTTTGCTTACTAGTTCGTCGGATGTGGAGCCATCAACAAAATAAACACCAGTTCCGCCCAGTCCTACTGTGTTTGCATACAAAACTGTGGTATTTGCTACTGAGGCAGGGGCACTACTCTGATCAGAAAGTTGAATTGCGCCGTCAACAGCAACATTGCCAGTGGCGCTAACAATTCCTGTAATCGAAAGTGTATCAGTGTTTTGATCCCAGGTGAATTCTGCCTCACCGCCCAACGTACCTGCATTATTAAATTGGATAGCAGTATTAGGACCACCTGCCCCAGCCGATCCTGTCCCGATTGCATCCCAAGTGCCAGTTTCTCCGCTTGCACTAGTAGAAGTACTCATCTCCCAGCGGCCGTTATCAACACTATATCTAATTCCAGCGTAGTTGCTTGCTGTTTTGTGAGTTAATACACCTGCATTTGCAGCATAAGTTGCTGTGTTACTACTGTTTAAAACAATAAACGGATCTGATACATTAAGTTCTTCAGTATTAATATACGTTAAGTTGCCGCTAACCACCAAGTTACCGTCAACTTCAAGAGTATCTGTATCAATGTATACTCTGTCATCGGCATTTATTGTTTCAATATAGTAATCGCCGTCAATTCTTTTTTTTGTGTTCATAGTGGACCTCTAGCAGTATTTACCTTCTCTAGAAACTTGTCCATAGACATTATCCTCATATTTTGTATTTTATTAAACCTAGGCACAAATGCTGATTCTGGGCCTTCTATTCTCCAGAATTGCCTGGTGCTAAAGTCCTCAGTAAGCTTGATGATTTGATTAATCCAGTTACCCGGGTATGTTGGTGGGTCGAGATCTTTTTTGTAAAATTTTGTATTTGTATAGATATTGTTAACCATACCGTTGGTAGTCCCAAGATCCATGCCAATTAAGTATATGTCACTGTGGCCGTCAATTAACGCTAAACTAGCAGCATTTGGGCCACTGCTAAATCCTTTGTAGTCTTTAGCAAGAAACCGACCACCTAAATCCACGATAGGTTTTCGGGTGTGGAATCTATGTTTTTTTGCATATCCAGAATTTTGTATTTCTTCAGCAATTGGCCTATCAGTGGCTACCAAGCAATGAGGTGTGCACTCTTGATACAATCTATTGCATCCAAATACTGTACCAATTTCCATCAATTTACTAGGATTAACTGCTAGCCTGCTTTTGCCGTTTCCTAGTATAAATGCTGCACTCATAAAAAACCCCCATTGTAGTTATTACAATGAGGGCTAGCAAGTTAAAAAATTAATCTTAACCGTATTGTGGGTTCTCAATCTGTACTAGATTAATAGTTGTTGTTGATCCTTCGGCACCTGATTTTTCAATTGTGTCATCAAGAACATTAAAGTAGTTAACCAATACTTTTGCGTTAGCAAAGTTGATTGCATACTTGTTAGTCATACGCTTGATACGCACTAGAGAAGAACCTTCGTCAGCATAAGTTACTGTCATAGTATTAGCTGTTAATGCTGCATCAGATAAATCAGCTAGTACACAAACACCGATTGTATCTGCTGTGCCTGTACCTGCACCTACACCAGTTGCTTTAAATGTACTACCAACGCCTGCATCTGGGCCTGCACCAATTGATTGCCAGTCGGTATTGCCAAGTGCTGTAATGATGTATAGATTGTCAACAATAAACGAACCAGCTGTAACGCCAGTCGAATCGCCAACTAGGTATTTTGTTGAACCTTTTTGACGAATAATATAGCCGTCTGCTTCAGCAACTGTGCCGATTTTAACACGACATGTTGTTGTTGGAAACTCTCCACTTGATAGATTTGAATTACCGCCAACTTGACCGAAGTATAGCTCGCCTGCTGGTGTACCATTTCCGTCTGGATTGTTAAAGCCAGCGTCTCTAGTATCAGAAATTTTAATTTTGAGAGGACGTCCCATGTTGTTTTCTCCTTGTAGAAGTCCGATGTAGGTTCTAGCCTACTACGCGGATGGTGTTCCGCATAAAACGCATTATCACGTTGTACAGTTTTATTTAGCAGAATTTATTGGTCAAGTATAGCAACCAATGGATCTAAAATGCTTTTTTCAATTACTCCACTGTGAAACAAATGATAATTATGGTCAATACTAGACAAGTTTTTTTTGTTCCACATAGTTTCTCCGTTTAACAGTTCAACAACTTTTTTAATACGTTGTGTATCGTCGGTGATTGAGTCATAATCATTGTTATCAAATGTATGGAACCCAAAACTTTGTAACCATTTGTTTGTATAAGCACTGCCGGCAACATGAAATACTTGTCCAGCAGCAATAGGTTTCCAAATTTTTTCACTGACAAAACTCACAGTTGCACTTGTTTCAGTTACTATGTTACACTCACTATTTAAATATGCACTATGATTTAGTGTATGATCGTTTTCTCCTTGAACATCACCAGGCCAAGTTAAAGGTAAATCTTCTATACTTTTCATACAGTTATTATAGTATTTGCTAAAGAACTTTTTATTTTTATGATAAAACGCAATATTAACTTTTGTATTATTGTAAGGACATTTATCATAAAATGTATAGACAAACTGATCGAGTAAATTTTTTTCTTTAACCATTGTATAAAACATTAATCGGTGCCAGCTTGGATTTCTATTAAGACAGCTGTACTTCCACTTTTTTTGATCTAAATTTAATTCTGGCAGTTTTTGTTTTTTAAAAATAAAAAACCAACTTGGGTGCATTATTTCTATTAAATGGCTGTGTTGATTTAACGTAAACTGGCTTAAACTTAAAAATCCCGGAATGCCTTTGTTTTTAACAAAGTTGTTGAGAATTTTTACTTTTTCATCGTAGTCATAAACAGGATCTATTGAAGCATCAAATATTAATTGTTTAAAATTTGACAGACTATTGTCTTTAGATGCAGAATCTAACACAAAATTTAAATATGTGTCAAGATTTATAAAATTAACTAAACTAATATCAATGATTAATGTAGGAGTTTTTACTTGATCCATTAATTGTTGATAATATTGTATCGGGTTTCCATCAACTTGATCAAAAGATTTAGATCCGTGATTAAATCGCCAGTGTACATTCATAGTAGTATTTAATTATAAAGTAACTTAACATAAAAAAAACAGCACCCGAAGGTGCTGTTTTTTCCTTCCTGCATAATACAGGTTGTAATGATAAAGCTTATGAGAACGAAAGGTTCTGTACAGCAATTTCACCAACATAGTCACCGGCGTTGCCGAAGGACGATGCTGTGTTTGTTAGCTCAATATAGCCATAACGTGTCATAAAGGACACTACTGGCTCAAAGCTGGACGGATCAAGAACAACGCCTGAACTCATTAGCGGTACGTATGGGCAATAGAACGCTGGTGCGTCTGTTTCACTTGCGCCTTTGTAGCCAACTAGTACTGGAGTTGTGTCGCCTGCGTATGAGTCACAGAATACACGCATTGTGCCATTCAATGTACCAACGAATTTAGTATTTGTTGGTGCTTCAAATGTGCCTTCTGTTGTGCGAGCAAATGCACTTGTTGTTGCACTCTGTAGCACTGTAAGTGCAGCAGGGGAAACAACAGCATAGTTGCCTGCGCCACGACGTGTACGCTGAGCGATCAAGTTAGCTGTGCGGTTGATTAGAACTGCAAGAGCTGCATGCTCGTCACCAACAAATGTTGCTGTACCTGATACTGTGGCTTGGTTGTATGTAAACTCAGTTGCTGCTAGCGAACGTAGAGAAAGTAGAATCTCTTGGTCGATTTCAGCAGTAATCTCTTGAGCAAGTGCTGCCATGATTTCAGCTTCAACGTCAATGCCGTGCATGGCTTGTGCGTCTTGTGCTGCTTCAAAAGTCCAGCGAGCTTGTAGCTTACGTGTTTTTGCTTCAACAGCTTGCTTGAGGATTTGTACGGAAATCTGACGACCGCCGGAACCTTCAAGTACCGCTGTGTTTGCACCTTGGTATGTGTTCTGTGCATTTTGTACAACGCCTGCTGTCACTGTGGACGCAGAGGAGTAAGCTTGTGCAATTTTGAATGGTGATAGAGCTTCGTCACCAGCGGCTGTACTTGTTGCGGCTGCTGAGTTGTCTGTCATTGCGTTTGCATAACGAACACGTAGTGTGTGGATTTGGCCAACTGGACCAGTCATTGGCTGAACGCCGACTAGTTCGTTAGCAATAACAGTTGGCATAACACGTCTGATAACTGGTAGGATAACACGGTTAAGTGTTGCTACGTTACCGGAAGAAGTTGAACCTGATGTTGCGTTCTCTGCCAAGTGCTTGCGAGTGTTTTCTAGGATAACACCCATTGTTGAACGGCGTGAACCTTGAAGGCCTTCTAGGAGGGCTTCCTTGGTCTCACTCCATCTGTTTTCTAGTAGTTCTTGTGACATCTCTGTCTCCTTTTTCTTTTTTTAAAGCCCTGCTAGGCGCTTAAGATCGATAACGTTATTAACGTCATTTGTTTGTGATCTTTGTTGTTCGGCCTTAACAGTTTTGTTACCAGTAGATTCAACAAGTGCTTCAGCTTTTTTAGTTGTTTTAGCTTCACTGAGTACTGCTGGCAAATACTTCTCAAATGCGTTCTTTAGACGAGATGTTTGAACGTTTTCAAGAAGATTAATCATTACTTCTCTCTTTTGATCGTTAAGAGGAGATAGTAGTTCGTCTAATGTAGCTTCCCGCTCATTAGCTTCACGAATGATTTTAATTTCATGATTTTTGCTCTCAACAAGCTTTGCGGCTTGTTTTTGAGCAGTAACGGCTTCTGCCAACTTAATATCTTTATCTTCAATAGTAGCTAATAGCTTGCGTACTTCTGCATTCTCATTGAGATGCGTGGCACCAAACTCTGTAGCATATGCTTCAAATATACGGCGACCAAAATTGTTCTCACGAGCAACCTTGATATCCTCTTTAAGTTGACTTAGTTCTTGCGTAAGATGAGTAGCAACAGTTGTTGACATCTTTTTAGCAGATTCTTTTACAAATTTACTTTTTAGACTATCAAGTTGTCCACGTGCTTCGCTGACAAGTTTTACTTTAGTTTCAACTAAGTCTTTCTTGTCTGCTGCGAATTCCTTGATTTCTTCGGCCAAAGCACTTACAATAAAAGATTCTAGCTTACCAAAACCTTCTGCTTGTACTTTGCGATCTGTGCGTAGTTCGCGAAGCTCTTCAGAAAGTTTTGATACCATAAAGTTATTAAATTTATTAGCATTTTCTTTCATTGCTTTTGCGGCTTTTACACGGTCCTCTGCAAGCGCCTTTTTCTCTTCGTTAAGTTGAGAAATTTCTTCTTGCAGGCCTTCTGTTACCATTTTATCTAGGGCTTCTACCATCACTGTTTTATCATGATCATAGCGTTGTGCAAACTCCTCACGAAGTTCTGCACGAACTGTTTCTTTGGTCTCATTCAACTTTGCTGCCCATTGTTCAGCAATAGCATTACGAGTATCCTCATTAACCAGGTCGCTATCTAGTAGTGGTTTAATAGCATCTAACATGCGATTCTCCTAAATCTTTAGGTCCCTAATCAAACGAGATACTTCGTCTGTTAGGTACTTCTGTATTTTGTCGTTTGACCCTGACTCCCTAGCCATTTCGAGAACCGAATGACCATGTTTCATGTTCAAAAGTCCTTCGTAAATAGCTTTAGGGTAAGCATTTGGAGCACTGGGCTGTGCGACTACATCGACAGTAACAATTTCAAAGTCACTGACGTGTCCGTTGTGTGGATCTACATTACCTGATCCACGACTAGATACTCCCAATCGTACACCTGACTGAAGCATAGTTTTAACTAGCTCACCCATTGGTGTTGGAAGTATTTTTAGTTTTCCGTATCCATTTGGACCGTCCATCCACATACTAGTAATCATGTGACATACACGGTCTAAATTAATCTTAAGGTCATCCGGGTGATCAACTTCACCAAGGACGCTATTGCCTTCTTTGATCTGTTCATTAAGAGTTTTAACTGCGTTAGAAATCTCACTCACAGGGTATATTCTCTCATTAGCGTTCTTAACACCACCTTGTATGCAGATGCCTTCCATAAAGAGTTCCTTACCGTCTTTCCCTTCAACAAGTTGAATTTGTGCGGTTTCGAAGGTAAGGTTTTCTCTAAGATAAAGAGCCATACTTGGTTATCCTTTTAGTCAATAACGCTTTTGGTATTCACACCAGACGCTTGAGCTAGTTGCGGTTTTGGCGCAGCTTTCATGTCTGGTCTTGTTGTGTTACCTTGGTCTTGTGCTTTTGGAGCAGGGCGACCTTTTTCTGGAGCAGTGTCTGTGTCAACTGGTTTTGCTACAGCACCTTTTGCGCCACTGTTAGCAGCTACAGTACTATGTGTTTGAGTACCAGCTGGTTCAGTAGTAACAGCTTTAGGAGCAGCAGTTAGGTCAACATTTTCTTCTAGACCTTCCATTTCCATGTCAACTTCGATTGTTTCGTCGTCCATGTCCATTTCTTCGTGGTCATCTTCAACATCGTCGATGTCGTCAGTGTTGTCATCAACTTGACCCATGAGTTCTTCAAACTCGGACATAAGTTCGTCTAGTTTGTCTTCTAGACCAACAACACGATCTTCAAGTTCTTCATCGTCGTCATCATCTTCAACGTCGACCATTTCGATTTCTTCTTCATCTTCAAAAGTAACACCTTGCTCTTCGGCTTCAATTTCGTCAATAAGATCGTCAACTTGTGATCCACCAAGTTCTGACTCTTCAATGGACTCGTCCATTTTGTCATCATGCTCAATGTCTTTTTTAACTTCATCACCAGCTTTTTCAGCATGGTCATCTTTTTCTGCGTCTGATTCTTCAGACATAATGTCTTCATAGATTGTTTTAGATTGCTCTACAACGATCTCATGAAAGAGAGCTTTTGCTTTATCTTCTTCGTCGTTAATAACGAATTCGATAAGTTGT